GGTTCTAATTCTGCATCAGGCTTAGCTTCAAGACCTATTAGGATAGTGTTAGCTGATGAGTGTGATAGATATGAATCAAGTGCTGGAGCAGAAGGTGACCCAATATCACTAGCAACCAAGAGAACAACAACCTTTTGGAATAAGAAGATTTATCTATGTTCAACACCAACTGTTAAGGGACTATCAAGAATAGAAACTGCTTTTGAAGAATCAGATAAACGTTACTATCATGTGCCTTGTCCTGAATGTGACCACAAACAAGTCTTAAAATGGAAGAATGTGGTTTGGGAAGAAGATAAGCCTGAAACAGCTAATTATGCATGTGAAGAATGTGGTTCTATTATTGATGAGTCTAAAAAGCAGTGGATGTTAAAGCATGGTGAGTGGATAGCATCAGCACCTAAGTCAGATACAGCAGGATTTCATATTTCAGAACTTTATTCAGTTTGGTCAACATGGGCGGACATGGCTAAATCATTTCTTGAAGCCAAAAAGAACCCTGAGATGTTAAAGACTTGGATTAATACTGCTTTAGGTGAATCTTGGGAAGAGCAAGGCGATGCTGTTGAGTATGAGACATTACTTGAACGTAGATTAAATTACGATTACACAACGATACCTGAAGATGTTTTAGTTTTAACTGCTGGTGTGGACACGCAAAAGGATAGGTTAGAACTACAATTAGTGGGATGGGGTAAGGATTATGAAGCATGGGTTTGTGACTATAAGATATTTTGGGGTGACCCCAATGCACAAAACGTATGGTCAGACTTAGATGCTTATCTGAAAAAACGATTTAAAACTGAATCTGAAAGACTTATACCTATATCATGTTGCACTATCGACTCAGGTGGACATCATACAAACATGGTTTATCAATTTACCAAACCAAGACAGGCTAGAAGAATATTTGCAATCAAAGGTTTGTCAACAGCAGGTAAGCCAATAGCCAACAGGCCTACATTTGTTGGTAAAAATAGGGCTGTCCTATATGGTGTTGGTACTGACAGTGCTAAAGAAGCTATATTTGCTAGATTAGCCACTGAGCCTGATAAAACAACCTTACATTTCTGTTCAGACCTTGATGAAGAATACTTCAAACAACTTACAAGTGAAAAAAGAATAACAAAGTTTGTTAGAGGTAGAAAAACACTTGCTTGGAAACAAATTAGACCAAGGAACGAAGCGTTGGACACATTGGTTTATAACTTTGCTGCTATCTACATCCTAAACCCAAACTATGACTCTATTGAGAATAAAATACTTACCAAAGAGTCAAAACCACAGCAAAAACCACAAAACAAACCACAAAAGGGTATAAATAGGGGTAATTTCGCTACTTCTTGGAAATAATAAGATTTTCTTGTTTCTATATTGACAATAGACTAATAAACCTTAGTGTTAGATGTAGATATATCTAAAACATTTATGAGGTTTTTGCTTGAGCAACAAATTTGATTCAACAAACTATCCATCTCAAGTTCCTACTGAATTGCAGTTGGGAGACTTTTGGGCGTGGAAAAGAGACGATTTATCAGAAGATTACCCAGTAGCTTCTTATGTATTATCATACGAGTTTAATCTAGTTGATGGTGCAACAGTTTCTAATTTTACATTAACTGCCACTGAGTCTAATGATACTTACATAATAGAAGCTACCAATACTGCTTCTTACACAAAAGGTAATTATAATTGGGTTTCTTACATGACTAGAAGCTCTGACTCAGCAAGGGTTAAGTTAGAAGAAGGTTTTGTAGAAGTTCAAGATAATTATGCGACTACAACTGCTTCAGTTAGAAGTCATGCAAAGGTTGTTTTAGATGCAGTAGAAGCTGTTATTGAGAATAGGGCAAATATTGACCAGTCATCTATGTCTATAGCTGGAAGGTCATTATCAAGAATGTCTATAGACGAACTTTTAACATTCAGGGCTAGATACAAGGCTGAATATCTAAAAGAAGTAAAACAATTAAGAATTAAAAACAAAAGAGGGTCAGGAAACACTATCAAGGTTAATTTTGGTGGTTCTACTGGTTCTACACCTAAGAGTTACACATAATGGCATGGTATAACAGAATACTAGGCGTTAACGAGCCTAAAAAGAAAAAGAAACAGGCTTATAGAAGAAGTTATACTGGTGCTAGTACAGGTAGGTTGTTTGCAGACTTTATAACAAGCTCTACAAGTGCCGATGCTGAAATAAGAGATAACATAAGAATATTAAGAGATAGAGCAAGAGAGTTAGCAAGGAACGATAGCTACATTGCAAGATACCTTAACCTGATGGTGTCTAATGTTATCGGTAAGCATGGCATAAGAGTTAGTAGTAAAAGTCGAAATGACAATGGTTCATTAGACCTTGCTGCTAACCAGCTCATTGAGTCAGCTTGGAAGGATTGGTCGAAGGTTGGCAATTGTACTACCAATGGTAGATTATCGTTTTTAGATTGTCAGAAAATATTTATTGAATCTTTAGCTAGAGATGGTGAGGTTTTAATAAGAAAAATAAAAGATAGTAATTCTCCATTTGGATTTCAAATACAGTTCTTAGAAGCAGACCATTTAGATGAAAATAAAAATGATGTGTATAAAGCCACAGGCAATCGCATTAAGATGGGTGTTGAAGTAGATAAGTATGATAAGCCAGTGGCATATCACTTATATAAAGACCATCCATACGATAGAACTTACGCGGGTCAAAATCAACATATTAGAGTTCCAGCAGATGAAATTATCCATGCTTACCTACCTACTAGAGCAGAACAAACTAGAGGTGTTTCTTTGGTTGCTACATCAATGGCTAATGTGAAGATGTTAAATGGTTATTTAGAAGCAGAAATAGTTGCAGCTAGAGTTGGTGCATCTAAAATGGGTTTCTTTACTTCACCTGATGGTGATGGTTATGTTGGTGATGGTGAATATGAAGACACCTTTAATCCAACAATGAACGCACAGGCTGGTGTCTTTGAGCAACTTCCACAAGGTATGGACTTTAAAGCATTCGACCCTACACACCCAACGTCTGCTTTTGATTCATTTACAACTAGTGTATTAAGAAGTATTGCATCAGGTTTAAATATTTCTTATCACTCATTATCAAATGACCTAACTTCAGTTAATTACTCTAGCATCAGGCAAGGGGCTTTAGAAGATAGAAGCATGTATCAGATATATCAACAATTTGTGATTGAGCATTTTGTAAACCCAGTATTTCAGTCATGGTTAGAAATGGCTATATCTACAGGTCGTATTAATTTACCAATAGGTAAGTTTGATAAATTTTCTAACTCAGTAAACTTTATACCAAGAAGTTTTGCTTGGATTGACCCTTTAAAAGAAATGCAATCAAACGTACTTGGTTTACAAAATGGAACAATAAGCTATTCAGATATAGCTGCTGCTTATGGTAGAGATACTGAAGAACTATTTGAACAACATCAAAAAGAGATTGAATTAGCTAAACAATATGGTATTGAACTAGCCTATCAACCATTTGGTCAAAAGTTGCCAGTAGAAGCCAATATACAGGGTGGGGATAACGAAGATGAGTAATCCTAATCAGGGTATGAAAGAAGAAGCTCAAAAAGGCTTAGATTGGCGTGAAGAGCATGGTAGAGGTGGTACTAGGGTTGGTGCTGTTAGGGCAAGACAAATAGTGGCTGGCGAGAATCTATCAGATGATACTATTAAAAGGATGTATAGCTTCTTTAGTAGGCATGAGGTAGATAAAAAGGCGGAAGGATTTAATCAAGGCGAGGACGGTTACCCATCAAACGGTAGAATAGCATGGGCTTTATGGGGTGGAGATGCTGGTTTTAGTTGGTCAAGAAAATTGGTTAATCAAATGAAAAATGAACAAGATAGAGCAGTATCAGGAAAGGCTCTTGAAATGATAAAAAATAAAGTTGAAGAACATAATGAAGAAGTTGGTGATGCTAAAACAAAAAGAACCAACGTATCTACATTATCAAAAGTTTATGAAAGAGGGATTGGTGCATATAAAACTAATCCATCTTCAGTCAGACCATCGGTTAGTAGTCCTGAACAATGGGCAGCAGCTAGAATTAACTCTTTCTTATTTGTTTTAAGAAATGGTAAATTCAGAAGTGGCAAACATGATACAGACCTACTACCTGAAGGACATCCTTTATCAACTAAAAATAAAGAGGAGAAATCTATGAATAAAGAAGATAGACATATCCTTAATGTTACTGAGACTGATAATACTGTTATTGTTGAGTTTGAGAAGCATGAGGGTGTAGAACATGAAGGTGATGAAATAGAAACAACTGATGAAATCTCTATGGATGAATCAAGTGAAGATGAAAGAAAAGTAATTGATATGCCTATGAAAT